CTTAAAACCGCGAACGTGGTTGGTGTCGGCCAAGTCGCCAGCGCGGAGGATATGAACGATGCGTTCAACCTGCTGAACATGCTTATGGCGCAGCTTCAACGGCGCCGCTACATGATCTATCAACTGATCACGGTATCGAAGCAGGCCACGGGCGCACAGTCGTACACGGTAGGACCGGGCGGTGACTTCGATATTCCCCGGCCGGCGAAACTGGAGTCTGCATTCTTCCGCCAGAACCAGAACACTCCTCTTCCAGTGGACTATCCGTTCACGATCCTGCGTGCGATGGAGGACTACAACCGCATCTCGATCAAGAACCTGAACTCCTTCCCGCAGGTGATCTACTACGATCCGGGCGTCCCGATGGGCACCGTCTATCCATGGCCGATCCCGAGCAATCAGTACGAGATCTTTCTGACCGTGATGCAGACGTTGCAGCAGTTCTCGACGATCAACGACACGATCACGCTGCCGCCTGAATACAGCGCAGCCCTGATGTGGAACCTGGTGCTGGAACTATGCGTTGCCTTCGGTCTGCCCGAGAACCCTCGCGCTGAGAAGAAGGCTGAAGCAAGTCTTCGCATCATCGAGGAGGCCAACGCGCAGATCCCGCTGTTGCAAATGCCAACAGCGCTCAAAAAGGCAGCCGGGACCTTCAATATTTACGGTGATTACTACATCGGAGGCGTGACCTAATGGCCCGCTTCGCTCTCACTGTCGGCGCCTACGAGACCCGCAGCATCATCGCCGCGGCTCAGCGCTCAGTAAACTTGTACCCGGAGAAGAACCCGGAAGATTCGCCATTCCCGTTCACGTACTATCCTTCGCCCGGGCTGACTTTGCTCACGACTGTCACGCCGACGACCGGCAGCGGCTGGCGCGCTCTGTGGGCGGCGTCCAATGGCCAACTGTACGGCATTTGCGGGTCGTCTGCATACGCGATCTCTTCGTCGTGGGTTGCGACGTTCCTCGGAGATTTGCAGACGTCGAGTGGTCCAATTTCCGTAACGGACAACGGAAATTTCGCACTTCTCGTTGATGGCTCAGCTAGCGGCTATTCCATCTCACTGTCCGCGAATGTCTTTTCCACGATTGCAGATCCTGCATTTTTGGGAGGGAATACGGTTGATTTCGTGGATGGTTTCTTCATTCTGAATAACCCGCATACGCAGCAGTTCTACATTTCTCTAGCCAATCAACTGGCTTTCGATGCTACCGACTTCGCGTCGAAATCCGGGTACTCGGACAAGCTTATTGGTATAGGCGTATCACGTCGTTACCTCTATCTATTCGGAGCGACGACAACGGAAATCTGGTTCAACGGCGGCAATGCCATGTTCGCATTCGAACGTATGCCGGGCGTCTTCATGCAATACGGCTGCATGGTGGCCGCGACTATCGCACAGATGGATGGCGAATTCTGCTGGCTTGCCCAATCGGAACAAGGCCGCGCCATCGTGTGTCGGACGAACCAGTTCGCCGCACAGAAGATTTCGACCTTCGCGCTGGACAACGAGCTCGCCGGCTACTCGACCTTGGACGATGCGCAGGGCTTTACCTACCAGCTTGATGGTCACTTCTTCTATGTGCTGAACTTCCCGACTGCGAATAAGACGTGGCAGTACGACTTGAGCACCGGGCAGTGGAACGAGCTTGTCTGGTTGGATGCCGACGGTAACGAGAACCGGAGCCGCGTGAACTGCCATGCCTCGGTCTATGACACCGCGGTCGTGGGCGATTGGCAGAACGGGAATCTATACGCATGGGACCTGAATAACTACACGGATAACGGCAATCCGATCCCGCGTATTCGGTCGTTCGCTCATTCAACTGACGACAACTCCGACCGCATTCGCTATCGCGAGTTCATCGCAAACATGGAAGCGGGCAATGGCACCGGCACATATGACCCTGTTCCTGTGTTCCTGCGCTGGAGTGATACACGTGGCAAAACGTGGGGTAACGCCATCAGCACGAGTTTGGGCCGCGAAGGCGAATACCTCACTTCTCTCCAGTTCCAACGATTGGGAATGGCCCGCGACCGCGTGTTCGAACTGTCGTGGTCTGCGCCTGTGAAAACCGCCCTGCTTGGCGCATGGGTGCAAGCGGAGTCGAATAACCAATGAGTAACTACGCTGTCGATGTCCCGCTCATCAATGAGCCATTTGTCCGCCCAGATGGGCGTGTGAGCGAAGCATGGTTCATGTTCCTCATCCAGCTTTTCCGCCGCACTGGCGGATCAAGCGGAAGTGCGCTTGATGATCTATCGGTCAATGTCGCTACGCTGGAAGACGATCCGGAAGTCGCGGCACTTTCGCAAGCACTTGCCGGGGTCAATATTCAACTGCAGACACTTGCCGATGCAGGGTCCGCACAAGATGCGCTCACAAAGGCCCAGCGGCTGCTCCAGGACGCGATTATCGACCAGATGACGCCGCTCGATCCGATCCGATCGATGGCCTACCAGGATGCGGCTCACGTGAAGATCTCGGGTGGCACGATCGACGGTACTTCAATCGGCCAAACCACCACAGCAGATGCGAAGTTCACGACCATTGCGGCATCCGGACAAATCACATCGACTATCGCTACTGGCACTGCACCATTCGTCGTCACAAGTACGACCGTAGTGCCGAACCTTCACGTTTCAACGGCGGACAGTCTTGGAACTGCTGGCAGCTATCCGGCCGATGCCACCGATCTGCCGACCGTTATCGCGCTCGCGAACTACATCAAGTCGCGCAACATTTCCAAGGGGGTCTAACTTGACGATCACAGCAAAACAGATGGTGGCTCCGCAGCAGCTTACGAATGCTGATGCGCTTTACTACACCGTCCCAGCCAATACGACAAGTGTTGCCAAGCGTGCGACATTCACGAACACGAGCGCGGGCGCCGTCACAATTACGGCGAATGTCGTTCCAGCTGGCGGTACATCGTCGGCATCGAACCGTGTGATTGATCCGCAAAATACGGTTCTGTCGGCCGGCCAAACCTATGTGGCTCCCGAAATCCCAGGCAAGACGATGCCGCCTGGGACGATGCTACGGATGCAGGCCAGCGTTGCGGCTGCCATCACAGTTGCCGTTGACGGCGTGGAGATCGTCTGATGCGGAATTTCTTGAAGATTGCTGAGGGAATCAACGTCACGCCACTGCTGAATGCCCTCTATCGCAAGCCGGATCTGTGGAAGGCAGACGACTTCCTGCGCAAGTTCCCTCAAGGTCCATTCGGCGAAACGGATACGGTCTACCTGCGGTTTCAGAACCACGTGCAGGTCGAGAACGATGAGGAACTGGCGCTGTACCAGCAGAACAAGCTTGCTGGCCACGATCTGCATGAGTGCCCTTGGCGTCCTGAGGTCAACGAACTCCCGGAGGCCCGCGTGCACATCATGGCGCTTATGCAAAGTATGGGGGCTACGCGCCTCGGCCGCTGCATGATCAATCGGATTGTTCCGGGTGGTCGAATCTTCCCGCACGCCGATTCGAAGTGGCACGCCGAATACTGGGACCGATATCACTTGGTCATCCAATCCGAGCCGGGGAATGTCTTCCGCTGCGGTGATGAACAAGTGTGGATGCGGCCCGGCGAAGTCTGGTGGTTCCAAAATGCCATTGAGCACGCGGTGACCAACAACAGCGCCGAGGATCGTATTCACCTCGTCATGGACCTTCGCTTTGGGTGATCTGATGCTGACCTTTTCTATTGAACGATTCTCAGACGCCTATGGCGAGTTGAAGCCGCTGCTGGACAAGCACTACGGCGAGATCTCAACACACAAGGACCATGGCATCCCGCTTGAACCGATGGCGGAGGTTTATCGCGCACGTGAGATGGACGGTTCGCTCCTGATGGCGATCGGCCGTGAAGCCGGCGAAATCGTCGCTTACTTCGTGTGCTTCGTCGCACCTGGGCTGCATTACCGCTCATGCCTCACCTGTTCACCGGACATCTTCTATGTCGAGCGCACGAAGCGTGGCAATCACATCGCGGTAGAGATGTTCGGCTTCGTGAAAGCGGAACTGAAGCGACGCGGCGTTAAGCGCTGGGCCGTTGGGTGCAAAGTGGCTCACGATGCATCTGCGCTGTTTGAATATCTCGGGTTTGCGCCAGTCGAGAAAACCTATGAAATGTGGCTGTAAGGAGGTGAAATCATGGTAGCAGCAGCAATCGGAGCAGGCGCCGCCGCTGGTTTGGCGGGATCGGCGATGTCCTCCAACGCAGCCAAAGGCGCAGCCAACACTCAGGCCGACGCGGCCAATCGCGCATCTGACCTGCAGATGCAGCAGTTCCAACAGATGCAGCAGAACTTGGCCCCGTACATGGGCCTTGGCACATCGTCGATTCCGATGCTGCAGCAACTATTGGGGAGTGGGCGGCTGAACGACCAATTCTCGTTCAATCCGACGATGCAGCAGTTGGAGCAGACGCCCGGCTACCAGTTCACGCAGCAGCAGGGGAACAAGGCGCTCGATAACGCGATGGCAGCCAAGGGCCTGAGCCTATCCGGTGCGCAGTTGAAGGGTCTCGATCAGTACAACACGGGCCTCGCGAGCCAGACATTCCAGCAGCAATACGAGAACGCGCTCAAGAACTTCCAGACGAACTACGGCACTGCAGCAGATCAGTACAACCGTGTGTCAGGGCTTGTCGGGCTTGGTCAGAACGCAGCTGCCGGCGTAGGTAATGCAGGAATACAAACGGCTTCGAACATCGGAGGCACCCTAACGAGTGGTGCAAACGCGTTGGCCGCGGGCCGGATCGGATCGGCCAATGCGTTCAGTGGCGGCCTGTCAAATTTAGGTGCCAGCGGGATGCTCTATTCCATGCTGGGCAACGGGAATCCATATGGCGGCATTTCTGATCAGGACGTGGCGAATTCGCACGCAGCCGAGATGAGCCGCATTTATAGCATGGGAGGCTAACGTGGCGCTTGATCCATCCATTCCGTTACAAGCAAAGGCGCCAGATCCACTTGCAGCCCTCCAAGGCCCGATCCAGACCGCCGCGACCCTCCAGGGGCTGCGGCAGAATCAAACGCGCCTGAACGCGAATCAGGCCATTTCTGACGCCTATCAGCAATCGGTTGATCCGAGTACTGGTGAGGTGGATTTCGGTAAGCTGCAATCGCTGGCAAGCCAGAACGGTGCTGGCGCGTTCCTGCCCGAGTTCATGGGCCAGATCGCGCAGCAGCGGAACTCGCAACTTCAGTACGATACTGGCAAGCTCGATCTAGCGCTAAAACAGCAGCAAGGCATTCGAGGCATGATCGGCTCGCTGGCTCTTGATCCAAATCTCGGGAAGACAGATATGTCGCAGGATATCGCGCAGCAGGTCGTGAACGCTGTGCAGAACGGGCTGCTGCCACAAGACCAGGCCGTGCGTGAGTTGAAAAGTATCCCAGGCGATCCGGCATTGCAGGCATCATGGGTGCGAAACCACCTTATGAACTCGCTCAGTGGCGAAGCGAAGATCAAAGCGCTGATGCCGCAGGTTCAGGCGATCAATACTGGCGGCGCAACGAATGTTGTCGCAATCAACCCGATGACCGGCGAGCCGACCGTGACCGGCACGATGCAGAACACACTCACGCCCGATGCCCTTGCGCAGAACGTCGAAGTCACCGACCCAGCGACCGGCGCACGCTACGTCATTACGAAGGCGCAGCAACTGGCCATGCAAGCTGGCCAAGGACAGCCGCAGGGTCAAGGCTACAACGGACGCTATCAACAGCCTGGAGCGCCTTCTGGCGTTCCTGGCGGCCTGCAAACGTCCCTCAGCCCTGGCCAACAATCAGCTCTCACAGCGCAGGGGGGCACTTCGAACACGGCCGCGCAGGCTCTGCACGATGCTGCGGCCGATGTGCCGATGCGCTTGAATCTGCTCCAGCAGGCACGTGACAGCCTCGCTGGCATCAACACTGGGCCCGGTTCTGATTGGCGCAACACGGCGAAGTCGTTTTTCAACGCCATGTCGCCTGATCTGGCGAAGAAGATTGGCTGGACTGGTGATGTGCAGAACTACGATGAGTTCAAGAAGATCCTCACGAACTACGCTTCGTCGGTATCGGGCTCGCTCGGCTCGGGTACGGACGCACGTCTAAATGCTGCGATTACCGGTAACGCCAACCCCGGCATCTCGAAACTGGCTAACGAGGACATTCTGGCGAAAACGATGGCGGCTGAGAAGATGCGTGCCGCGCAGGACTACGCTTTCCAGAATTCAGGCCTAACGACAGACAAGTTCAACCAATGGCAATCGCAATGGAACAAGGCCATCAATCCTGATACCTTCGTGTTCACGTCGATGAGCCCGCAACAGCAGCAAGCCTTTCTGAAGCGGCAGACGCCGGCGCAACTCACGAAGTTCAAGAGTGATCTCGGAAACCTTGTGCGCGCTGGCCTGATCCAGATGCCGGGGCAGTAAATGGCTAACTACGATGACCTGATCGAATCGGCGGCGCGGGCACAAAACATCGACCCGGGCCTGATTCGCGCCGTGATCCAGACTGAATCGAGCGGCAATCCGAAAGCGGTCTCGAGAAAAGGCGCTGTCGGCCTGGGCCAACTGATGCCGGCCACTGCGAAATCGTTGGGCGTGAACGACCCGACCGACCCAGCGCAGGCCATCCCCGCGATTGCGTCTCTGCTGAACGAGAACCTGACGCGCTACGGCAACGTACAGGATGCCTTGCGCGCGTACCACGGCGGTACGGATCAGAAGAACTGGGGGCCGCTCACGCAGGCTTACCCGCAAAAGGTGCTATCCAACATGGGGCAATCCATGCCACAAACTCTTCCAGGCATCCCGACGAGCCAGCCGCAGGCCAATCAAAGCGATGACGCGATCTTCGCAGCATTTTCGCACGGTAGCGTACAGCCTAAGCAGGCGCGGACTGGCCCGAGCGATGACGATATCTTCGCCGCATTCTCGAAAGCGCAGCCGACTCCACAAGCTGCGCCGGCGCAAAGCCCGAAGGTGGCCGCACCACAAGTTTCGCAGCCTGGGATGGTTGCTACTCTGGGCGCTACGCTGGGCAAAGGATTCGGCTCGACGGTCCTCGGTGGCCAGCAACTGCTAGGTCGTGGCCTCGAAGCACTCGGCGCAAAAGACGTTGGCGGCTGGCTTACGAACGACGCGGAGCAGGGTCTGAAGAAGCTGGCCGGCGAAGCTGCGCCATACGAACAAGCGCATCCTACCATCGGGGCTATCGGCAATATTGGCGGCTCTATTGCGGCGACATTGCCGCTTACCGCCGCTGCGCCTATTGTGAACACCTATCGCGGTGCTGCCGGTGTCGGGGCGCTTACAGGGGCCGCTACGGGGGCACTGGCTCCGGTCGAAGGCGGCAATGACTTCTGGGGCGACAAGGCGCAGCAGATCGGCTTAGGCGCGCTCACAGGCGGCGTAGCGTCGCCAATCCTGCGTGGGGCAAGCCGTGTGATATCTCCGCAAGTGTCGCCGGATGTGCAGGCGCTGATGAGTCGCGGTGTGACGCCGACTCCAGGTCAGATCCTAGGCGGCGGCTTCGCGCGCACAGAAGAGAAGTTGTCGAGTGTTCCGTTCCTCGGTGACATGATCAAGAATGCGCAGCAGCGTGGTGTTCAACAGTTTAATGCGGCCGCCTACAATGAGGCCTTGGCTCCGATCGGTGAGAAATTCACTGGCAAAGTTGGTCAGGAAGGCATCGAGCAAGTCGCCAACAAGATCAGTGCGGCTTATAACGACGTGCTGCCGAAGATGCAGTTCAAGATCGATCCGCAGTTTCATGCGGATGTGATGAATCTGAGTTCGATGGCACAAGGTTTGCCGAAGGCACAGCAGGACAAATTTGTGAATATCATCAAAACACAGATTTTCGATAAGCTCGGGCCGCAACAGAACATGGATGGTCAGGCCCTCAAAGGGATGCAGAGCGAACTCTCGAAAGCGGCAAAGGGATATCTCGGCGATTCATCTTACGACGAGCGTCAACTTGGCGCCGCGGTAAGCGCATTGAAGGATGCTGTAGAAGGCAATCTTATGCGTATGAATTCGCCAGACCTCACGCAGAAACTTGCGAATGCCAACCAGGCATGGGCGAACTTCGCACGCATTCGCGCCGCAGGAGCTTCACAAGGCGCGATGAACAATGATGGCGTTTTCACCGCAGGGCAGCTCCAAAACGCCGTGCGCTCGGCCGACAAGTCCGTCGGCAAAGGCGCGACGGCAACTGGCAATGCACTGATGCAGGACCTATCCGGAGCCGGCCAGCGCGTGCTTGGGTCGAAATATCCCGATAGCGGCTCTATTGGCCGTGGATTGATGTCGCTCGGGTTCTTGAGCGCGCCAGGGACAGCTGTCAACCCAACTACGACTCTGGCGACACTTGGCGGCATTGCTGCTGGTTCGCTACCATACACCCAGTTAGGTCAACGGACCGCGGCGAAGCTGCTTACAACGCGCCCACAGCTTGCCCAACCTGTAGGCAAAGCGGTATCCAAACTCGGTCCGGTAGTCGTATCCGGGAGCCTCCCGGCGCTTCTTTCGGGCAGCCGATAGGCACCGTAGTTCGTAGATGATGGACGTGCCAACAGCCGTCCCAATGGATTGAATTAGTTGTTCGGTTCTCATAGGTAAGACGGTCCTTTAATCCGTCGATTGTCCGTCAAGCGGTCTCCCTAGGCAAGAGACAAGGCAAGCAATCCTTGTTTCTGCTTAGGACACGACATGACCGCATCTTTACTGCCAAACGCAAAACAGCAATTCTTCGATACGAACGGGCGCCCCCTTGCAGGCGGCAGTGTCTACTTCTACATCCCGAACACGAGTACCTTCAAGACTACGTGGCAGGATGCCGGCAAGACCATTCTAAACACAAATCCGGTCGTGTTAGATGCGAACGGACAAGCAATCATCTACGGTGACGGCCAATATCGACAGGTAGTCTATGACGTACATGGCAATCTGATCTGGGATCGCCTGACAGATTCATACGCACTGAACTCAGAATTTCAGAGTTTCGTTACAACTATCGAGGGCCCAACAGGCGCATCTTTGATCGGCTTCCTTCAGGCTGGCACTGGCGCTGTAACGCGCTCAATACAAGATAAAGATCGAGATATTGTCAGTGTCAAGGACTTCGGGGCCAAAGGCGACGGAGTAACTGACGACAAGGCGGCGATTCAAGCGGCACTCAATTCATTCAGCGCGGTCGGCGGTGAGGTGATACTTCCGAAAGGGACCTATATTTGCTCTGGTCCGTTGGTTATACCGAAAAATATGGTATTACGAGGCGCTGGGAAGCTATCTTCGACTCTCCGGTTCACAAATACTGGAGACGGCCTCCAATCAACGTGGCCAATAAATTCAAGTACTGCCGCAAACATCAGTGTTCGAGACTTAGGGATCGTCAATACCAATGCTGCCAATACTGGCGGGGGCTTTGTTGACGTAGGTGGTACTTACATTGATCTTGACCGTCTCTACATTACGGGATTCATGTACCAGGTCATTTTCGACCAAACAGAAATTGCTTCCCTAATGCGCTCGACTATTGAGCAGACGGCAACTTCGAAATGCGGGGTATGGCTCGTCAATGGGCCGGATCATACTGCAGGTGCATCAGTCGGCTATACCAACCGCATCACGATTTCAAATATGCAGTTCAACTCTGCCGTTGGGGCGGGTCCGAACATTGTCGATGACGGCGGTGGTTCGCATAGTTTCCTCGAAATCAACTATAACGCAGGGACAAGGGGTATTCGTGCGGCAGGTGTAGCAAATCTTCTTATCAAAGGTGGCGAAAGTGAAGGCCACAGTGATCTGTCCATTCTTCTTACGGATACAACAGCGGGAATAGGCCAACTTGGAGTCGCCTCTACGTATATTGGACCGTGCACGTCTATTGACATTGAAGATATCGATATGGTGGATATTGTTCCGACTCATATCGTCATTGACGATGCGCAGGGCGGTTGTATTCAGAAAATGAGATTCGGTCAGGCAACCAGCCAAAATATATTATTCAACAATGGCGCCGCGTGCAAAGCAGCTGCCGTAAAGATTGGACTTAATAGCAAACTTATCACTGGCTCTTTCCGCCAAGCTGCACCATACATCGGCGGCTTCAGTGCGCCACGCCGTGCCAACATAATCGAACAGACGGGAGATACGTATAGTGTAAATCCAATCTCTGCTGGTACGGTTACCGTGACACCGGCCAGCATGGAGGGACTTGGGGTTAATACCAGGGCCTTTTGCATCAACACAGACGGAACAAATGGAGAACAGATCTTCATCACGGCAGTGACCTCAACGACATTCACTGCGACCTTTGCCAGCGCAAAGACAGCTGGGTTCATCATTTATGGCATCACCCCACAAACTCAGGAAGAAAACTCGTATGTACCTTCGCTGTTTGGATCGACCACAGCGGGAAATAATA